CTTGGGGTAATGCTTGGTGTAGGTGTGGGCGAAGGTAAAGGTGTTTCCTGCACTACAATCATAGGTGCTTCTGTATCACAATCACAATCAGTATAACAAGCAACACCTGTGTTTGTAAAACCACTACTAATAAAATAATGTTCTTGTTGACCAATTCCTAAACCAGTTTCGTCTTCATAAACTTGGAAACAACCCAAATAGTTTAAGTTATCATCATAAAGTTTTACATAGTTTCCGATATATGCATAAATGTTATACATTAAATCACTATTGGAATATAGGGTATCACCTGGTGCTGTGCACGGGTCAAACCTATAATTCAGAACCCTATGACCTTCGTATTCCCTTGTAAGTTTTATAAGTTCAATATCACAAATGGAAGGTTCAAGTAGGTTAAAATTAGAAATTTTATTTATTCTATAATAGTTGTTGTCTACAAGTATTTTTTCATTATAACGTAGGTTTTTAATTTCCCACGGATAAAGGTATATTTTACAACTTATAATTTTACTTTCAATGCTAGTTAAATCATCAATGTAAGGTTGGTAATAAATGTTGTATAAATCTTGAGCAATGAAAGTATCTTCTTTTGGTTGAATAATTAGTGTTGTGTTATCACTTCCACGCCAGTTTGTGTAGTGGCTGAAATCATTATAATTCCACGGATATGTTGTGAACCTGTTAACTTCCAAGAAGTGGTCTTGCGTTGTAGTTCCACTAGCTTTAACAAACCAGTTTTGGTAGTTACTTGTAACACCACTACCAATGAAACCATAAGTTTGGTTATTCATTGTTACACCACGAAATAATAAACGTGGTAATATCTTAAAAGGAACGAATTGTTGTTCTACAACCCCTTGTCTATCTTGTTGGTTAAGTTTGGAAAAAGAAGGTAAAGTTAAATAACTTTCCTCAGCTGAATATATTGTAATATCAAGTGGGGAACTGAAAACGAAATCAAATTTGGTTGTGCTATCTTTATAGTCAATGTTTAATTGTTTTCTTTCAGTTCCAAATGTTCTGTTGTTAGCTGTCTTGAATGTTTGATTAGCCCAATCTTGGTCTAACTTAAATTCATAATCCAACGTTCCATTTATAATACTAGTTGTTGGTGAAATAGTTATAGGCTGGCTTCTATCTATTTTTGTTGTCCAATCAAGCACATCACCTTTACCAATATAGTCAATTATAGGTTCAACAATAAGGTTATCAGGCTTGTTAGGGTCAGGAACAACCACAAGGTTAAAGTAACGATTTATACTAGTTATGAAGTCAATTTGTTTGTAGTCATTTTCAGGGAATTCCACAGCATAGTTGATTATTTCACCTGTAACTAAAAATCTAGGTGCGGGTGTTTGTATACTTTGTGTAAAAGCTGAAACAACACAATAATCAAGTAAGAAATAAACGTTATATGTTCCACCTGTGGTGTTAATTGTTGTTGATAAATTATATTCATACCATTCACCAGGCGTTCCACACAGGTTTCCACCATCAACGTTAACTGGAAAGGTTCCATCATTTATAACCAAACCCCAAGTAGGAATAGTTGAAAAGTTGGAACAATCAGTAAATGGTTGTATCTTAAAGTTAAACTTAAATGTATACTGGCCAGGGTAGTCAGGTGAAATCACGAAACTTGAAGAGTTAGCACTCCAATTTAGTGTGTTACAAATTTGGTTATAAACTGCTGGGTTGGTTGAATTACCTAATGGGTTCAATGGTGGTATAACAGCATTGTAATATGTGAAACAGGCTTCAGTCATACCTGGTGCATAAGGTGTTGCATCAAGGAACTTTTGTGGTAGGTAAAACCTTTGGAAATAGGCAGTATCAAAAAAAGCACTACTTGTGGTATAACCTGCATCACGGCATATACTTTCATAAAGTTCTTTTATTTGGATTGCTGGCTTGAAATAATAGTCATATACGGGTGTTGCACTGAAATCAAAATACCCTAATTGTGGGTTATAAGTTCCACCAGTAGGGGGTGTAAAATAAACTATGGGTGTTGTTTGGAAATCTACACTATCACCTGAAAGGTAGTTATAACCAATATTGAATAACCCCAAAATGTTTTTCCGTTTTGGTAAGCATAATTGGTTGCACCTGTTAATGCATATAAGTTTGGGTCGTATTGTGATTGTAATATAACATTCGGGCTGTATGGGTGGTTAAGTGCTGAAAGGTCAGTTTCCCTTAAAAACTTATCCCCAATGTTGGCAGCTAAATCACCAACTTGGTTATAGAAAGTTATATTATAAATAATTTCATCTTTGTCGTTAACAACATTTTCCAACCTTATGTAACCATTTAGAATTTCTAAGCCGTCCCAAGTTACGATTGCTGAAAACTTTTGGTTGGGGTTAAAATTGGTAGGAACACTTGAAATGTCGTAGTAATAGTCAAATACTTCGTTGTTGCTTTTTGTTCCTGGTAATTGGAATGATTGACTAAACGCACTATTCTTACTAGTGATGTTTTGTATTTCTGCAAATGATGTATTCAACAATATTGGTGCATCTTGGTATAAGTCCAAGAATACTAAATCTGTTCCTATTGTTGTTCTTATTTGTAAAGCCATTAGTAAGGTAGGTCGTAATAACGATAAGGTGTTTGTTTAACTTCCAAAGTGTATTGGAATATTCTTTGGTATTTTTGTTGGAACACTTTAACTTCTTTGTTCATAACTGAACAAGGAATAAGGTAAGGGTAGATTTGTGTTTGGTTATTTTCAGGGTAATAATTATCCATAATCATATACAAGTATGGGGACATTAAAAGTTGTTCAATTATATCCCTATCATTTTCATATACGAAACCACTATCAAATGTAAACAACTCAACTGCCCTACCATAATAAGTCGTTTCACTACTATCGTAAGTTTGTCTATTCCAAAGTGGTGTGTTCAATGTTTTAGTTGAAGCATACCTTTTCTGTTCTGGTTGGTATGTTTTTTGACTTTTCTTTGTGAACGTGTATGTATCCCAAACTCCGTTTCGGTTCATAAATAAAAATGAATATGGGTCATTCAGACATTCCTTCCCAACCATTTTATACTGCACTATTTCACTTACCCTATCTGTTCCTGATGGGTCACAAGAACCACTTGAAAGGAATACTGCAACATCACTCATTTCGTATGGGCTAGCTGCATTAGATTTGTAAACTGCGTATGCTATCCTTGAACCCAATGGTGAAAGGTATGTTGAACCTGTAATTGGTTGTATAGGTTCACTCTGTGCACTATCGTAATTATACTGCCCGTTACCTTGTGTTTTTGTTAGGTATGTAATTGTGTTTACAACATTGCTGTTATTGTAAAGTTGGTTTTCACCGAACATAAAAGGTAATATAATTGGGCAGTTGTAGTAGTGTGTTCTCCACCTTGTTTGTTGAACCTGCCCACCAAATGCGGTCATTGGTATTGTTTCGTTACCAAATATCGCCATAAAGTTTCCATCTTGGTTAAAAGGTGCCACACCTGTATTCATTGCCCAATTATAAACAGCAGTATCTTGGTAATTATATTGACCCGTAAGGTTGCTACCTGAATAATAATATGTAAAGTTCGGGTTATTACTTACGGCTAGTTGTTTGTTATCTTGAACGCCAGGAAATATGGTAACCCCGTATGGTTGTGTAGCTGCAGAAAACGGGGAAATGGTTTGACCTGTCCACCCACTATAAACATTATAGTTTGTTGTATCTATGAAAAGGTTAGAAGTTCCACCAGAAGTGAATTGAACCCCCAAAATTACACGATATTCATTTATTTGGTATATGTCTTCATAACCAGCATAACCCCCGTTAAACCCGTTAGAAAACGCTATGGTAGATTGCCTATCATTTACTATTGAAGCTTGTGAAGTTGTTGCTGTAATTTGTGTTAAATCAGATTGTGCAACATCTACCAAATATGGTGTTACAATTCCATTACTACTTGTTGGAACATAACGATACGTCATATTTCTTGGGTTAGGTGCAACGAAATTTCTAATAATTGTTTCCACATTGAAAATACAATTACCATATTCGTTTGGTGGAATAAGCAATCTGGCTTGTTTCTTACTTATTTGTGAGCTACCCCAATCATTTTCGTAGGGGTTGCTGTATACGTCAACAACTAACCTAATATCAGTTTCTGCACTATAACTATTCAAGGAAACATTCCAAGTATGGTCAGCGTGCGAAGGTGAAACGTCAAGTGGTTTCTGTATTATGGTTAAATTATAACTCATTTCTCTATAATATTATCAAAAAAGTTTTCAATATCACCACCTACCGCAACTAGTATTCTGTTTATTTCTGCTTCTAGCCAAGGTGGTGGGTCTTGGAATAGTTCATTCATACTACGCTTGCCTTCACCTAACAAGTTAGCTGGCCTTATCCCATACTTAAATATATTTGTTTTAACTGCCCAAGCGAGTGAAAGCATATTCTTTTCAGTGTTAGATAAAAACCTACCTTTTTTATCCCTTGGCCTTAAACCCCTTATTTTTATCCAATCTAAAATAGTATCTACTGGCGGCCTAGCCCTATTCTTTTCCACACCATAACTTACAACATCAAAAAGGTTATAATTTTTTCCTGGTAAATTCTGGCCTGACGAAATTATAATACCTGGTGAAGTTCCCAATAAACCACCCCCTTGTGGGTATTCAATTCTAAATTGTAAATCCCTGTATAAACTACCTGTTGCGAATTTATCACCCTTATTCTTTTCTTTGGGGTTACCATACGGGAACTGCCTTTTGAGCATTTCTTGCCTTATTTTACCAATAAGAATATTACCCATTAAATTCAACGCATCTTCGGTAAGTTCGTAACGCATAATTAGTTAGTTGTGTGTAAAATAAAACCAGGCATATTACCTGTTAATGTTGTTGAACTTGATTGTGTTGTATTAAGTGTTGCAGAAAACGGGTTATTAAAAGTTGTTGTTCCTGTAAAAGCTTGAAAGTTAACATTACTATTGTTAAACCTGAATGGTGTTGATGAATATATGTTTGTGGTAAAAGACTGAATTGACCCATATATCGTATTTATACCTACTAACCCCGTAAGGTTTCCAATACCACCTCTCCAAGTTGGTTGAACACCACCATTACTAATCTTATACACTAACCAATAAACCCCCGCACCATATCCACTCATAGATATATTTGATGGAAATACATAAGTTTTTTGTCCCGTAGTTGTTGTATCTGCTGTTATACCAGAAATGATTGGTGTGTGTGGATATAAACCAAGTGGGTTTATCATTTGTGTTGTGTATAGTGCTAATTCAATAGTATCACTTGTGGAAGTTGCTGTTGTGGTAAAAAGTGTAAGTGCTGAATATGAATAGTTACCATTGTCGTAGAATGGTGAAGCTAAAATTATATTCTGTGTTCCTGCACCAAATTGACCAATGTTCGTTGCAGTAAAGCCAGGCCCATAATATTGTGCTTTCAATGGAACAAAACTTGGAATGTTATCACTTTCAAGTTGCCCTATTGTTATTCTCAAACCTGTTGCATTACCCAAACCATCTTCAATGTTTTGTAAGTTTTGTGTTATACCTGTGGTGCTATCTGCTAATTTTAGAAGCCCGTCATAGGTGTTGTTAATCTGTTGACCTGTTAAAGTTCCCATAATAAAAAGTTTTTATATTGTATTCCACAAACCAGTTTCATTTTCCCAATTTGTAGTATTTGTATTCCATAATTTATTTCCGC